CTTTTATACCAAATTGAATCATTAGTCGTCATTGTCATCAGAACATAGAAACACAACTCTCCTAAAAAAGCTGCACCCCAAGACGTTCCCTTAACATAAGTTGAATCATAACGCCCCAATATGAGATTCTTGAGAACACTTTTTGGTAATGATTGTGCCATACGTTTAAATTTTGAATCTAATTTTTCAATCTGGTTTGTGTTCAAATAATAATCGACTATCTGTTCACCATAGATATATTCAGAGACCTTATGAGACAATTTTTTCACAGATATCATAGTTGGATCAAAACGTGATTGTTCCATTATTGATCTTATTAATTTACTATATTTGTCATAATCTACAGAATCAAATTTTCTCAAAAAAATGTCCTCCACAGTTCTGAGTTCAACAACTGTGTTATATGGTAAAAAACTTTCAAGATAACCGTTTGGTAATTTGTATGCTTTAATAGGGACATTCGGGTAATTTTGTTGCATGATGAGGAACTCACGCTTTATTTGATAACTATCTTTAATCTGTTTGATATTGACCAACCTCTTGTGGTATGTCTCAAACTTGTAATGATGATTACAGATGACTGGAAACCAACCTCCACCCCCAAAGAAAGATGAAGTGTGTTTAAAATCATCAACATCTACGTTTACATTAGTTGATTTAAATAGATAGGTTAAATCTTTTTTTATATCTTCAGTAAAATCATTACTAGAACGTGACTGATATTGGTCCCAAAGTGTTAACCTTCGTTCAATATTTTCACGTAAAGTCAATTTCTTTCCCGGACTTAAATGTACTAAGGTAGTTGCCACCCTATTAGGATAACCCTTACTTTCTTTATTACAATATTCAACCTTTCTTAAATATTCATCGATGTAAATCGACACTATGGGAACTTTTTTATTTATTTTGATATTAGAATTCTGGTAAGCATAGTAAAGTTTTATTGCATCAATTGCTTTTTCAAATCTGTATTTAGAATCATCTCCTAATGCACTATTGATATCATCAAAATGAATATTATAGTGGTCAGTCAACATAATCATTTCTGTAGCGTTTATTATACTATTGAGAAAAGCAGTCCATTTCCACCCTGAAACAAGACCAGTTGTTATCCTGAAGGTCTCATCTTTATAATGACAAATAGCATTTGTTATATATTTGTAGATTAACTTGAGAGCTAATATTATTTCAGGATTTGGAAATTTCACCGCTAAAACATCGATGATAA